GTTTTTTAGTGTCCGCCCTCCCCTTCTCAAGACCGAATCTGTAAAAAAACCCCGCCAATTCCGTGGGAGAGAGGCACGGCCAGTAGCCGGAGTGCTTCGCCAAACCCCTTTTAGCGCGATGACCTTGCGGGGTGGTTTCGTTTCATCCTGCGTGGGCCATCCCGCCCAGAAACAGATAGACAACACCAGGAAATAAACATATTTTGCAATAAATATCGTAAGTGTAAAGGATTGGTGATGAAGAAAATAACGGTCTATATTGCTCTTGTTTTTGCGTTGCTTACTGTAAATACAGCTTTCGCAGATTTCAAAGTTTATAGCTATGACAACCAATATCTTGGATACGTATTAGATATAATTCCGAACCACATGATATATAATGATCAAATCCAAGCATACTATTTGTTAGAAGCTAAAAATAATGGGTGGTATGATCTTTCGTTTGAACTGGTATATTTTGAAAGTGATAACTGTACAGGAACGCCATATATAAGGGGTGAGCTTGTGAAACCGAATGTTGTAATGAATGACAAAATTTATAAAATAAAAAATGAAATAAAAGAAATTTCAGTGAGTAGTTTTAGATCGTGCCATAATGTTACGTATGTTTGTGGGTGCGTATTTTCTAGTCCAGTAGTTTATCGAGTTATGGAAGTTATTGAAATTTCTCTTCCTTTTTCTCAACCTATTCAAGGGCCACTACGCATAGAGCATGAGGCATCTGGACAAACTAAAGCAGTTGTTATTCCACTCATGAATTAAGCTTTTAAGTAGTTCATGAATCATAAAATATCGCATGTATAAAGGATTAGTGATGAAGAAAAAAACGGTCTATATTGCTCTTATTTTTGCGCTGCTTACTGTAAATACTGCTTTCGCAGAACTTAAAGCTTACAGTAAAGACAACAAGTACTTAGGTTGTTTAGTGCAATACACTGACAACACTGTTTATATTTACAACGAATTAGTTTCAGCATTTTTTGTAATATTAGATTATGAAAATCCGGGATCGGCTCCCATTTCCCATCTAAGTCAATTATATGAAAATGAAAACTGTGTTGGGACGCCCTATGCAGTAGGAAAGTTAGTGCTTCCGCAATTATACATGTTGAATGATAAATATTACAAAACTTCTGGAAATGGAAAGTATGCAACAGTAAAAAGTGAGTTAATTTGTAACGATTCTTGGAATTGTTCATGCTCAAATAAATCTGAATCTTTTTCACTTTTGGTTTCTGAGTTTACGGAAATTTCTCTCCCATTTACAGTGCCAGTGCAAACACCAATACATATTGTGCATGAGGCATCTGGACAAACAAAAGCAGTTGTTATTCCACTCATGAATTGAGCGTTTAAGTAGCTCATGAATCATATAAAAAACCCCGCTTACCGCCGTGCAGGAGTCACGGTTTGGGCGGGGCTTGCCAGGAGGGGGGAGGCAATTTTTAAGCGGTAGCGGCTACCGCCTGTTTCTCTCTTTCGCGTTTGCGTCTTGCGGATTCCATGTTTAACACCCTGTCGTTCTCCATCTGTCGTTTCGTCTCTTCTCGCTTATCGTCGGATATCTGGAACAGGGGTTCGCCCATGATGATTCTGCGACGGGTTCTTTGAAGCCCACCAGTTACAGACGCACGGGAGATACCTAAAACTTCGGCTATATCATCGTCTGAAAACTGAAAGAAATCGCTTAAAATGTACGCTTTTTCATCGCGTGTGGCGGTCTTGTTCCTGACAACTTTCATCACATGCCCGGTTTTATTGATAACCAAACGCAAAGCGTCTTTAAGGTTTTGTCTCAAATGGTAGATGTTTGAGTGAATAATATCCTTATCGATACCACCCAAAGCGGTACTTACAGCATCAACGTTGCAACCATGTCGAAGATATAGTAATAGTTGTTGCTTGTTTGGTGGCAATGAATCACTGTCAATATCGTCTACAAGTTCACTAAAGAAACTTGTGGCATATCCTGACTTGTCGGACAAATAGCCAGAATTTTCAACGAAATCGTAATCTTCTCCGTCATCATCTTTAACGGTGAAAGCTGACCCGTGAACGATTCTATGGTCATCCGCCCACTTTTCCGTAATAGTGCCATCGCTTTCAGTTCTGACTGTTTCTTGAAAGTTCACCTTATCGCCGTGGGACATATAACACTTTATGGGATAACATAGCTCTTTACAAGACGCTTTCTTGATACACTTACTGCAAACGTCTTTCATATCAATCAAGAAATCTGTGTCCTTATCGATCAACTTTCCCACTGCTTACCTCTCAATGCTGATAGCGTTCCACTTCCTATACGGCTTGAGCAATAGAACAACCTCGGGGGCCATGCGAGCAACTACGGACTTAGCAAACTCGGCCCGCACTCCGTCAATGCTCACAACCGCAAGGGGATCGTTAAAAGCATCAGGACTGAAACGGTACTCGTAAAGAGCCTGTTCCATTTGAGCCGTTTGCATATCAAGCAACGGCGCGTCCGATTCATTGACGTAACTTGTAACAACCCGGTAACCTCTAATCAGTAGTTTCTCTTTGGTTGCTTCGGGCATGGCGTCCCACGATTCCGCATTGATTCTATCGGCAAAGTATTCGTTGGCGTAATCTGTGGTAACCAAACTATTGTAGCCGGATTCAGGGTAGCTTATCATCTAATATAACCATTTCCTAGCGATTGTCAAGTTTAAAAGGTACAAGCCTACTGCGGCAGTGCGGATGAAGTGGCGGGACAGGGATGGAAGCATTGTTGATATCGTATACCTTCCCATTCAAGCCACGGCAAATGCGGCTAGTCCTGCCATCCATTACGGCAGAGAACATGAGAAACCGGAAGACATGCGGGTTAGCCTTGTAGAACATGACTTCGGCAATACGGTTGCGGTAAAGATAATTGGCTTCCACTAGACGGTACTGGAAGTCAAGGCCAGAGTCCCAAGCCTTGTTTACAGCATCCCATACAGTCTCTTGGTTTTGCCAGTGCTTTATGATCCTTTGCGCGAGTCCATCCCCCGAACGCTTGAGCCATTCCTTCACGGTCTTGCCTTCGAGGATCAGGGCAGGAAACTTCCCCGGGTTGGGAGTCCGAAACTCCACGCCAGGGTTCTTAGCGCGATAGAAGTTTTCGAGCTTGGCAAGGTGGGGAAGCAAGTCCGACGTTTCCGCTAGTTTCTGCTCCAACCCGCTAAAGCCGAAGTCGATCCATTTCAGCAAGTCCGCTCTTAGGGCAAGCAGCTTCTTCGATCTTGCATAGATAGGGATAGCCTTCTGGTCAACTTCCCACTGGTGAAGCATAGCCAGTAGGATAGGAATGACCTCGCTCTCAAAGTTTCGCTTGTTTTCAAGGTAAGCGGCATCGATTTCTTGAGTAGGATCACGGTAGATTTCCGCATCCTCGGAGTGCATCAGGTTCGAATCTGCAAACTGTAGCATATTCCTAAGACCTCCCGAACGTTCACGATGTTATAAGCTATTCCATCAACGGTTACCTTCCCGCCAGTTTTGGGGAGGAAGGAACCCTTCTCTATCAGTAGTCTTTGGTCACTGGTCTTTATGACTGTCCCGTCAATGTCCTTCTGGTTGTATCCCTGCAAGAAGCCATTGATAGTGGTATTTGTGTTGGTTGCACCAGTGGTCTTACCCGTTGCGGGATTGAAAGTGCCACCAGTTTTTACAGTCACGGTGACTTGTTTCGTCATATCTGAACCGGCAATAAAAAGCCGTTTTATAGCGTTTTGAATTTGAATCTTCATTTCATTTACCTGTAAGTGTAGAATCGGACTTGAACTTGTGTGAATAGACAAGCCTCTTCTTCGCGTTGAATAGCCTGATAGGATTGAACAACCTTCAACGGCAAAGACCCATCCCCCAAAGGTAATTCAAGACCACGGGGAAAGTGCTGACAAATTGAATCCGCAAGTTCCGAAGCATCTCCAACCCCCACGCCAAGCGGCGATATGATGTTGATGTAGAAGATTCCTGCCTGTTCCGAATAGCCGCCAGGGCCAAGGGTCTTGGCGAATGGCTGGCCTGGAATCAGGTAGGGGCGAAGGTAGGTGCCCGTGGTGGGAGTGAAGTCCGTAGACGGCCAAGCCACTAGAAGACCTTGAGCCGTGGCGAAGGTGGCAAGATGAACGTTCAAGGCATCGGTGACTTTTTTCATAGTTTTTTTGCAGTCAACTTCAGTAAATGTTGGGGGGCGGCCCATCCCGCCCCCCGTTGTGAGGCTAGTTTTCGCTAGCTATTGCTGCGAACGATCTTGAGGTTGGTCATTTCGGTGGGGTCATACAGGGCGGTAAACGGCATAGACAGGGTGATAGGGCCTTCACCCGAAACCGCAGTATCCGAACCGGAGTACACCAAGCGCGGGATGGTGATGGTGTAGGACTTGGTAGTCCCGTTCCCAAGCACGATCTCGACACTGGAAACAGTCTCGTTCACGAACTTGTTGAACATGGTAGTGTCTTGAAAGAACGCCGAAACCGTACCGGTCAGAGTCGAACGGCCAGCCGTAATACCAGCAGCGTTACGGTTGCCCAGAACAAACAAGGCTTCCAGGCCGTTCTGCAACTGGATATCCAGACCAGTAACCAAGCCGATGGTGGTCCCGCCTTCCTTGATGGTCCCGCTAAAGCCGTCGAACGGCAGTTCAGACTGACTAGCGGTGGGGTCAGCATCAAGC